ATCATGTGAAAGTGGTTAGCTTCGTTTAGTGAAATCTTTTGTACTGTTTCACCATCACGACAATAGTTACAAGGCACACCCATAAAGTCCTTATCTATAGAACAGATAATAGTCTCATCTTTAGATGGCTTTGTAGCTAAGATACCAAGTACGTCATCAGCTTCTAAGCTAGTATAGAATACAGCTTTGTATTTCTTGATAAGATGACTACGCATATCACCAAGCACTAAGGGCTTACGCTTTTGTTTACGATTGTCTTTGTATGTTGGCAGTACATCTTTACGAAAATTCTTGGTGTCCGTAATAGCCACTACAATAGAATCAGCTTTTAGTTTTCTTTTCAGTGCATCAATACCATCATCAACCATCTTCATGGCTTCGGGTGTGTATGAATGCAATGTCCATAGGTTATCATCCCACTTAATAGGCTGTTCAGATTTAACTGCCGATTGATATGCAATGATGTCACCATCAATTAACAATGTTCTTTTCATTTTAGTTTCCTTTTAGTCTACGAGGTTTGCGGATTTAAACACTTCGGATAATGGAATGAGTACGCATTTGGATTGCCACCCATCACCAATCATCTTTGTGTTGTCTTTAAATTTCTCAACAATCTTTTTGAGAATGGGTACTTCAAACATAATAATAGCGTAGTTTGATTTACCTCTTGCTAGTATGTGAAACCAGTAGTCGGCTTCTGTAACTGATAGGCCAGATGGTTTACCACGGCATTCTATTTCAATAGCTATGTTACCTGTCTTGTGCCACCAATCACGTTCTGTTTTAACTTCTATCTTATCTTTTGATTCACCTAAGATAGATGCCACCATTGCTTCACGTTCTTCACCAAACTTTAAATCGATGTCGAACTTATTAGTATATGTTTTTGTCAATGTGTTTCGCTCCAGTTGTTCCCGATTTTATATTCACCATCCAGAGGCAACCTTATCCCAAGGTCTTTCCCTGCACGGTCAATACAATCAACCGCCAACTGACCGACTTCTTCAGCCAAATGTGTAGGCACTTGAATTTGAATCTCATCATGTATCCAAAGCAATTGAGTAACATCATCATATTTTTTTATGGCGTTGTTAAACTCGACTAACCATTGTTTGGCACAACAAGCCCCTGCTCCTTGAAGCAAGGTATTGAGTGACGAGAATTTATTTCTTACTTTTATAAGTCTACCATCAAGGCCGACAAGGTATCCCCTATCCGCAGCCGAATGCACTTGCTCAATTAACTTGGCTAATGCGGGCATACGATTTAGGAATCTTTCTTTGACAAGCTTGGCTTCTTTGTTTGTCTTGCCTGTCACTTCAGCAATCTTTCCGACACCCCCACCGTAAAGCCAACAATAGAAAAAGCGTTTCGCTAGGTCACGACTTTCTAATCCCGCAGCTTCTTGGTTTGCAGTGTGGATATCACCATCCAAAACTATCTTGGCGTACTCACCGTTGTCTATCTTATGTAAATAGTGGGCGAGCAATCTGGTTTCGATTCCGCTTTGGTCAACGCCAACCATCTTGTAGCCTTTCGGCACGGTAAACAATTCTCTAAACTCTTTCCCGTATGGTGCATAGACCGCAGGTACTTGTTGAAGGTTGGGGTTGCTTGCCGTGCTACGGCCTGTCACCGCTCCGTTAGTATTAACAGAACCATGTAACCTGCCGTCCTTCATTAGTTTTAGATAAGCTTGTTTACCATCCCCCAACATACCAAGTCGCTTCTCTAGGAGGAAGTATTCAGCGAGTAGCTTGGCTTCGGGGAATGGTAACTGGTTTAACACACGGTCATCCACCTTGGGTGAACCATCGGGTGTAAATTCTTTGGGCTTCCAATCGTGTAAAGTTTTTAACCTGTCAGCAATGTGTTGTCTTGATGACGGATTAAACTGTGTATGTGATACCTTTATAAAAGGCTCACCCTTTACATATCCTCTGGCTTTGTTGTTAACCTTTGGAATAAATTCTGTACGAACTTCGATGGGTGGGAACACTTCTTGCAGTTCTTGGGCAATCGCTTCTCTCTTGGATGATAGCTTCGCATATAGTGTTGTCGCTTTTTCTGTATCAAACATGATACCGTATTGTTCTTGCCTTGATATGATTTCACAAACTTCATGCTCCAATTTAATTGCTTGTTCTGAGTATCTCTTAGCAAGCATACGTTGAAATAAAGTATGAGTGGTATGGCAATCTTGTATGCAGTAGTCCAACATCTCTTGTGTAAACTCTGACCAATCTGTTTCTATCTCCTGCTTTGGATTACCAAGACGTAACCCCCATGCTTTCAGTGAATGGCTACCCCATAGTTTTGTAGGGATTGCTTTTGACTTTGTGTCGATATCAAAAACATCTGGGTAGATTAACCTTGACCCAACTAAAGTATCAAACACCCTGTTAGGTTTAAGGTCTGGATAGAACTTTAGTAACTGAGGTATGTCATACTTTATTATGTTATGACCAATGATGCATACTGCTTTGTTTAAAGCATCAACACCTTCTCTTAGACTACCAGTGCATTGTTTGGTGTCACTGTAAGTTGAGACTACATTAGAATGTATATCTTTAATAACTATGCAGTGTACCTTGGTTGCATCTAGACCATCAGTTTCTATATCAAAAACTAATTCGCTCATTTGTTTCTCCTATGTTGTTAATGTAAAGTGCAGAGTCTTACTGATATCCGCTCCGCTGCTTCGTTCTCCTCTTCTAAAACTCCAAGGGCTGAATCAATCATTAAGTAAGAGGGCAACGATGCTACCTCTATCTCAACGTGCAATCCTGGATTCTGCATTACTTCTGCCAATGCATCCATGATGACCTTCGTCCACTCAAGACCCTTCTCATCAAAACTCTTGGACATATGTAGACTCCATCAGAATACCTTTGGTTGTGTCGTAAGTTAATGTACCTGCCTCACCACAATCACCACTATGTCTATTCTTCAAAACTCTAACAGTAGTCTCATGTTGGTTCTCACTGTCTTGCTGATTTCGTTCTAGTCCTAAAACCATATCGGACAGTTGAGCAATGGCGTGTGAACCTCTCAAAGAATTTAAGCTTGTCATCTTACCTGCTTCAAATCCTTCATCACCGCTTGGCCTACGCAAGTGAGACACAAGCATCATGCCTACACCTGTCTCTTCAGTAAGACAACGTAAGGCAGTCATTGTATTGTCAATCAATCTACGCTCATCACCATCGGCAATAGAACTTACAATGATTGATAAGTGGTCTAAGAATATCCAACCACATTCACATCCTTTGGCAAGGTATCTAATCTTCGATAACAAATTGTCAGCCATCGATGAACCAAAGTGATTGTATAAAAAGAACCTGCCGTTACCGACAGTCGCATCGAAAGTATTTCTAAAGTCTTCATCAGTCACACCTTCTCTTGATAGGTGCAATGGCTTTTGCATTTCGATACCCATAATACCAAGGGCAGTTCTTTGCATTGACTCTTCCAATGCTACATAGCCAACAGTCTCACCTTGTTTAAGCAAGTGATGGGCTACCTGTCTTGCAAACAAACTCTTACCGATACCACTACCTGCGGTCACAGTTACAAGTTCTGACTTTCGCATTCCACGGGTACGCCCGTTAAGATTTTGAAAAGGATAAGGCACTGACTTGGTGTCATCAATCTTGTGAACGATGTCATAGATATCTGCACCCGATACAATACCGTCTGGTGTGTATGGTTTTGCATTCCAAAATGCTTTGACAAGTTCTTCACCTTTGCCTTCAACCAACATCTCGTTGGCATCTTTCAAACCAAAGTTCATTATCTTTGCTTTTTGTGGTGCAAATAATTTAGCACATTCATCCGCAGCTTCACGCCCGTGAACGTCTTGGTCAAAACAAAATGTAATAGTTTCAAATTTATCTAGCCATTCCATGTTAGCTTGGATGTCACGCTTCGCACCCTTGCTACCAGACTTGATTGAAACTACAGGCCATTTGTTACCAAGCATTTGACTCATGCTCATGGCATCAACTTCGCCTTCGCAAACTGTCACGTTCTTGCCCGAACCAAATAGGCTCTGACCAAACAGTTCAGTTTCTTTTGCTGACCCCAACCATTGGAAACTCTTATCTGGGTAACGCAACTTCTGTGCTTTTATATTACCTTGCTTGTCATGGTAATTGGCAATCTGTACAGGCTTACCGTTGTACTTGCCGACCCTATAATTAAATTTCTTAATGGTGTCTAAACTTAAACGCCTACTACTAATAGCCGATAAGTCACCAGTGATAAGTTCACTGGGAACACTTTCCGTTTCCATCTGTTCTCCTATATGAATTGAAGTATGCTTGCCACAACCGAAACAATAACTATGCCCGTCACTGTAGACTGCTACGTTATCTTTGCTTCCGCATGAATCACATGGAGCATGATGGACAAAGTCACTTTCCATCTTTGTCTCCTAAATAAAAAACCCTAGGCATCTTGGCGAACCAAAAAGACCTAGGGCTGTACGACACACAACTGTAGTACATGATTGTTGTAAAATTTTTTGCCTGTTTATGCAACTGGTTTCTCATAGAGCCACTCCGTTGGTATAAACTTGTCAGCGTATGGGAATCCGTTTCGCTCACACCACATAGCGTAAGTTGTCTTCGACTTCTTAGAAATCCTGGACTTGCTATTGCTGAAAACAAAACGGATATCCCTCTTCGGATGATGTTTCTTTACGAGTATCATCTTCTGACGGTCTGAAGTTAGAAGCTGACCTTTGCATTCAATTATGATTCCATTGTTGAGAACAAAGTCGGGAGTGTACCTATGTTCTTTCTCTGGACGGACATAATTAAGAACCAACTTTTCATATTCAAAGGGGATAGATAATGAATTAAGTTGATTTGCAACGGCCTCTTCTAACCCAGACCGATACTTAGAAGTCCGATTCGCTCTTTGAATCCTCTGATACTGATGCATCTTTGGTTTCCTCTTTTTCTTGAACGTATCCTACTTCCTCATCGAAACCAAAGCGACCTGCACCGCTCGTACCTTCTACATACTGGATGACTTGAACAGCCCTTAGTCTTAGACTAACTCCTGCTCCAACCATTGATGTATAGTACGGAGCAATAGCACCGTTCACTTTCATTTCAGACCCTGCGTAAATGTTATGCTCTAGCATGGGCGTTCCCTTCGCATCAAATACTGCGGGTTTATATGCAGCTTTTGATTTGAATTTGATAATGACTTTACCAGTTGGGTTACCCTCTTGGTCTAGTTCATCAGCGTAAGGACGATTAGCTTCCTTACATGGTTTGCTACCAAGCTTCTTCTTCTGTTCCTTGACATTCTCATCATAAACAGAATCGATTTGTGTGATAACAGGTTGAGCATCTTCTTTAGTAAGAATGAGATTCACCTTGTATTCACCTTCCTCATTAAACTTAGTATCTGGAGTAGACAGATAAGGAAAAGCTGCCACTCCTACTGGTGTTGTAAATGCATTTGACATTGCCATGTTTAGTCTCCTTGTTGGTTAATAATAACCTTCGGATAATCTTTACCCTTCAGTCTAATAGGGAAGGTATTGTATCCGTTGGCGGATTGGTTATGCGAAAAAAAAGTCACTGCTTAATACCAAGTCTAAA